TGTTCTAGCACGTCCTCGAACGTGTGATCTTTATAGCGAGGAAACGACTTATAAAGTCCGAAAGCTACGGTAATATCGTATAATTTACCAGTATCTATCATAAATACATTACTTTTTTTTGCTTCAAAAATCAACTATTCATCCTCAGATTTAGATACAACATCTGGCAGTTTAGCCACTTTTATATTGACACTTCTAGATATGTCCTCTTGCTTGGTGTCAGTATCTGGGTTGTTAACATCATCTTCGGCTTCTTTATCAGACTTATATTCAACGTTTGTTTTAAGGTTTTTTACTGTAATTTCAGTTTCAATCTCAACGTCTTTAATAACCTGGCCATTGACTATTGTGTCAACCTTGCCTTTTTCTACAAAAGATACCATTTTTACCTCCTTACTCTCTACTTATTTCTAATATTGAAACAACTACATGTAATCTATTAGCAGTTGCAGCTTGTGCCTTTAATACTTCACTTTCAAGAAGAACTAAAGGTTGTGTTAATAATTCGTTTGTTGCTTTGGCAGATATAGCCTTGTCTTTGAATAAACTAAACACTGCATCAGAAGCATCTGTAATTGTTAAAGTGACAGTATCTGCATTGTTACTATCTTCAGAAACTAAAATAGATTTTATAATAGCTCTTGATCCACTAGGAGTTGTATAGACAACCGTATTATCTGTGGTTGTTAAATCTATCTTTGCGTTTTTATATATATTAGCCACTAATAAACCAAGAAAATCTTTCTTGCTCCTGTTTTAATTCATCTAAAAATGTAGAATTTAATTGTTCTATAATAGTTGTTATGGATCTATTTATTTGTTTTTGATTAGAAGTGTCATATTCTTGTTTTGGTTCTGGTATTTTTACATTTATCTTTGCCATTATCTACCTCCGTCTTGTTGTACATCTAAACTGAAAGTACCAAATCTCCAACTTTGATCGATGTCGTCATTTTCTATTTTGATATTAACATATCTACCACGAGCTCTTGTATCTTTTTTAGTTGTTGATGAAGTAATAGAGAAAGGACTTAGACCAGTAGAAGAATCTTCTTGTGATGGAAAACGTTTCACGGCCAACGTTACTTTAGCTGTGCCTTCTAGAACTTTAAAATCTGGTACAAATCTACGAACAGATAAAAATCTATCACCTTCCGTTCCTTGACCTTCTAAATCAAAGTCATAAGACTGTACAAAAGAACTAATCGCGGTGCTCGATCCGTCAGTATTGATTTGATTATTACCCACTTCATGTTCAAAATAAATTGTAGCTCCTAGTCCTGTAACTCCTTGTATTGTTGGAAAAGTTCCGGTGTCAGTAGAAGTATAAGAAGTTGCATAAGGTTTAGGATATATCTTGGCATCCATCCAAGATGTACGGCCCTCTGTGCTTGTATACCAAATACCACCTGGGACTTGTGAACCCATAGATTCTAGATAATTATAAGCAACTAATCTGTTATTGAAACTTTGACCAGATGTAGGATACCACCAAATAATCTCTGTAAATAAATTATTAACACCTGCTGTAATTTGTTGTCCTTTTGTTAAATCAATATCGTCGTATACAAAGTCTTCAACAGAACAAGGTAGTGATTTAACTGTACCATCAAATAAGAAGAAACCATTATTACTCATCCAGTAAGCAACACCATCTATTTCAACAGCCGCATTCTTACCTATCAAACCACAGTTTGTACCTACTTGTTCAAAACCAAAAGTAAAAGGTGCACCAATAAACTTCATGGTGTACAAAGCTGTATCTGTCCATATTAGAATTGTTTCTTTTGCCTTGATAGCACCAACTATTTTAGTTCCGTCTTGTAATCTTTGTGTGCCTGCTGCATTAACTGCCGAAGGTATAAAAGTATTGATGTCTTCTTGATCACCAAACCTAATAAACATATCATCCTGTGTACTAGTTGTACCTATTGTTGTTTCGGTTCCAAAGTGAATTAAGTGTCTTGTAGTAGGTGATATTAAAGTAGCTCTAGAAGCTGTTGGATTATTAGAAGTAGAAAAGTTAGAAGTGCTTGTTGATGCTCTGTTTGCTGTAGGTGTTGTCGCTCCAGCGTTCCATGTAAAAGTTTTACCATTTGCAACTGTTGCAACTAATACTTGACCAAAATTATCTAAGGACCATAGACCTGGTTCTAATTGTACTTGATCAGCTTTGACAGCTACACCCCATCCACCAAAATCTGATGCGTTAGTAGCGGTAGCACCATTACTGTGTGTTGCTGCTGTGCTTCCAAGAGCTCCTCTTGTACAGCCTGTTAAATCATTTGTGGATTTACCTGTATATGTAATAAGTTCTGAGTCTACTAAAATTGTGCCTGCGGTAGGAAAAGATGCAGCACTTGTTAATGTGATTGTTGTTTCTGATGCATCTAAAGCTTCGTTTACAGTTGTTGCTGCAGCAGAATCAATTGTACCACCCCAGTTACCAACACCCCATCCATAACCATAGGTTTGTTCTCTTGGACCAACAGGTTCATAAAACTTACAAGTTATAGAACCACCTGTAGAAACTGTAGCTGTAGCAGCAGCAGTTGATGTAATTGTAAAAGTTGTTGTACTAGGTGCTGTGATTATTTGAAACTTAACATCTTCAAAATTAGAAGCACTAAGACCTGTACCACTAGGTAAAGTGACACCATCTAATTGCACTATATCACCTGCTTTTGCTCCATGAGCAGAACTTGTGGTAATTGTAACAGAAACTGATTCATCTGTTGTGGCCATTGTTGAAGAGGCCAAAGAACTTTTTATAGGTGTAATATCAAATAGTTGACCTTCAAAGTATAATAATAAAAACTTATCCGTTCCAAGGGCCACGTATCTATTACCATCTAAATCTGTAAAAGGGTGCTGTGCTCTAACAACACCAACTATTTTATCAGGTAAAAGAGAGGACCAACCTCCCACCTTTTCAGGTAGTCCATATCTAAATCTTACATTATTGGAGTCAATGAAACGACGTTCAGCTCCCTTGGTGGTATCTTGTTTATCTATACCTGGTAGAAAATCTAAAGTTATGAGAGCCATTTACTCTCCTTAAACTTTATCTTTGTAAGCCCAACCACGAGTCGCGTTTAAGAATACTAAGGTAAAAGCTTCTCCGTTTGTTGATACAACTAAATTAGATGCTGAACTTAATATGTTTGAACCATTTCTTGCAATCGTTAAATTATTAGAACCAAAAGATCCTTTAGCATCTATAAAGGTAACTTCATTACCTACACTAGGAGATGCCGGTAATGTTACTTGTCTAGCCGCGGCGCTCGTGTCTATAATTAGTTGATCATTATTGACGGCTGTGTAGTTTCTATCTATAGAGTGATAACCTTTTTCTACTGATAGTTGAACTATGTTTGTTCCATCAGAATACACAACCATCTTTGAGGCAACCGGCATTGTTACGCCTGTACCTGATGCTGTCTTAAAAGTTAAAGTGTAATCACTTGTACTCCTTGTTGTACCGTCTTCTATCAAATACATCTTTTCTATGGAGTCAGGAACAGTAACAGTTCTGTTCGCTGCTAAAGTACCTGTGAATTTTATTATCATGTTTCGTCCATTAGACGAAGCACCGTTACTGATTGTTAAAGTTTGATCGGAGGATGCAACATTAAGAGATAAATAACCACCAACAGCTTCTTCTACCAATTGTAGGTTAGTGTTGGTAGTAGCTCCCCATAAACCTGCTTTTTCACCCGTAGCGATTAATTCAAATTTTTGTGATGTAGAAAATGTTGATGCCATGTTGCCTCCAAATTTATATTATGTTTCCACGTTTGTCCACGTTTGACTTGCATTTACGTTAATATCATTCCAAGTAACAACACCTGGGCCTGTTACTGAAGATGTTAATTGATTAGTTGTTGCTGCTATTACGGCTTTAGCTACAATTGTGACAGATCCAGATGCAACTGTTCCCGCTAAATTTGTAGTTACAGATACATCTGAAGCACCTTTAGGGGTGGCACTACCGAGACTTGTTGTAAGAGCATTAGTTGTAAGAGTTACGTTAGCTGTTCCTACAAAGCTTAAATCACCTATAGAAATGTTTGCTATATTGGTTGATGTATTAACATCAGCATCGGCTCTAGCAGCTGTAATATCTCCTAGTGATATAGATACTTGATTACCTTCTAAAGATACTGGTTGATGAGTAGACTCAGCAAAAGCAAATTCAGCAAAAGAAGCGATACCAAACATTCTATCTTGCCGTTACTGGCACTCCTTTACTACTTACAAATGGATGTTCTGCAAATGCCATGTAGATAGCATCATGACTATTTGGATTCATTCCAACACCACTTCCTCTAAGTTTAAATCCATTTGATACAAAATCTATATCTTGGTCAAAAGTGTTTTCTGCATTACTTTGGTCTGCATGAAGAGTATTATCCATAACATTAATAGTGTCTCTTTTATTATCCCAAATATACCAATGATATCCCGTACCACTAGCACCTATGTTTTTAATCATAAGCCAAGCAGGTTTAAATCCTGTATAAATAAATGCTCCATCTGCATTGGCGTTTCCTCTAAATTTACCAAACTTTGAGTAGCCTTGTTTTTCTGCAAAACAGTATGCTAGATAAGTTGCACTATTTTCATTTAATGCATCATATGTGCTATGATACCCATCTAAAGTAAAAGTAGTTGTATTTGTTGATGTTATTCTAGCAGGGTCACTAGTATCTAATCCACTTGTACCATTTAAAAATAAATTACCTCCACCAGATTGTGATGCACTTTCGTGAAAAACTCTCCAACTTTCATCACCTATTGACCTACTTTTCGCAATAACAACTTTACACTCCGCACCTAATCCATGACCCACTGTTTGTGCAGAAGCATTTCCATTACCTGTGTAAGTAACTATACTAAATCCTGCCGTAGTGTTAGCTTGAACTGTTGCGGTTATATCACCATCACTATTAGATGATGTAGTTCCACCATTAGCTTTCCATTGCCAAGCTACAGAGGGTGAAGCTGATGAATTAACTCCTAAGTCATCTCCTACTGTAAAACCATTTGTGTTAAATGAATTAGTGCCAGACCTTGTAAATTCTGCTTCAATATCATCAGATTCTAATGCTTTGTTTGCACCTCTGTTTGAATCCATTAATTCATGACTTCGTGTGCCGTGTGTTCCTGACCTATTTTTAATCCACAACCAATCAGGTTTAAAATCACCTGCATTAGCATCATTAGTTACTTCATGACCAGTATTACTTGAACCTGTATATAAAGTTGTAGTAAAATGTGCTGATGGGTCGTCTATTGTTGTATAAGCCATTATCCAAACTCCGCTAATCTTTTAGTACATAGTGCATAATATCCTGATGGTGGTGCATATTCAAAGTTACCATACTTACCGTCTGTGTT